AACGAGGTGTCCATGGCCATTGCCCAGCAGCAGAACCTTGACGACCTCACCGACCGCCTTGGCTTGGTGAACACCTACTCCGACCTCGACATGGCAACGCTCAAGGCTGACTTCATGCACCTCGTTGAGCAACTCCCCGAAGACCAGCGGTTCAAGTATCAAGACCACAAGGGGATGACCCCTGCGAGATACGAGAAAGGCATCAAATTCCTCCAAGACCAAATCGCAAAATACAAGAAGCCATGACACTACTCGAACAATGCAATGCCGATGTATTCAAGGCAATCATCGACATTAAAGCCGACCATCCCGAAATCGGGGAGAAAATGATTAGCATCCTGCAAAGTCACGCATCGCCATACTATTTGGAGTTGAGTGAAATTCTTTGGTTTTCTGCCCATCTACCCATTGGCCTTTGGGACTTAAAAGCCCACACATTCTCCCTTCTATTCCAATCACAAGAAACCACCACAATGCCATGAACGAACTCGTCACAATTCCCAAGTCGGACATCAGCAAGGCTGAAATCTCCGCAATCGCCACTGGCCTCATCCTTCGCATTGAAGAGGGTGAGGTCAACCCTGTGGCCGCCCACGTTCGCCTGAAGGCAATCATCAAGGCACTTGAGCAAGTGCTACGGTCAACCGAGCAAGTCGTGTGGGATGAGGCAGAACTGAACGGCAGAACCTTCTCCGCCTTCGGTGCTGACATTCAACTCAAGGAGGGGGCAATGACACCTGACTACACAGTTGACAAGGAATGGGCATCGCTCAACTCCATGATGAAGGGCAGGGAGGAACTGCTGAAGGCAGCCTTCCGCAATGCGGGCAAGATGACTGTTATTGACGAAGCCACTGGCGAGGTCGTTCCTGTCTGCCCAGCCAAGGGAACCAAGCCATCCATCGCAGTAACCTTTAAGTGATGAGACCACCACCACCCAAGAAAAGACGTGGATTGCAAATCGTTGGCAGGGTCGCAGGAGTGAACGCCGCAATGCTGCTGCTTGAAAAGCCGTACAAGGCCACCGAATTAGCGGAGGCACTTGGCATACACATCCGTATCATGTACCGCATCCTCAACGACCTGAGAGCCACTGGCAACCTATACTCGCACCGCTGCTATTACTGGTTCGACCCGAAGAAGAACAACAACCTCGAACACCTTATTCCAGTCAAAGACCCAAACCTTTAACCCCCAACCCATGAGCAACTACACACCCCAACCCAACACCTTCTCCCTGTTCGCCAACGATAAAGGCGACAACCCTAAGCGCCCTGACTACAAAGGCGACATTATCCTACCCGATGGAACCAAGATGCGGCTCTCTGCATGGATTCGTGAATCCGCCAACGGCGGCAGGAAGTTCCTGTCAGGCAAAGTTGAGCCGATGCAGGAGCAGCAAGCCAGTGGAGAAAGTTTTGCACCGCAAGCAGGAGATATGCCGTTTTAGTGTAAATTTGCCCTAAGTTTACATTTACCAACATAGCCCATTTGTGATTCCAGCCAAATGGTGCTTTCGATAAAGGGTTCCCTCTTAACCCCTCGCCCCGACTGCTGGAATCAGTCGGGGCGTTTTTATCTTACCCCATGGCAACAATTTCAGTATTCAAATCAGGCAAAGGATCCTCTACTCGCAACACGATCCCTGACGAACACCTTGACTTCGCTGAGTACATCACCAACATTCAGGAAGGCTATTGGTACAACGAAGTGACCGCATACCGTAGCAACAAAAGCGAGGAAACAAAACGCAGGCTCACCGCAGTAACGCCCAGCGGTAAATTCAAGAAACAAGGCAGGGATGGCCTCGATCAGCATTCGGGCATTCTCTGCATGGATATTGATGCCAAGGACAACGATGGCGTGAACATGAAGGCACTTTTGAACGATGAGTTCCTGCTTGCCATGCACAAGTCCACTGGAGGCGAAGGCTATGCCGCATACTATCGCATTGAACCCGATCGGCATCTTGATGCGTTCTACGCCTTGGAAAAACGATTGGCAGACAAGTTCCACATCATCGTTGACCCCGCTTGCAAAGATGTATCTCGCCTGCGATTTGTCAGCCACGATCCCGAAGCCTTCTACACTGAACGCAAGGTCGCAGTTTTTAAGGCATATCTGCCTAAGTCCAAGGCAACACCAGCACCAAAGTTCTATCCCCATGGTGAGCATGACGTGGAACACATCCTCCAGCAAATTGAATCCAAGCGCATTGACCTGACCGCATCCTATGCCGATTGGGTCAAAATAGGTTTTGCCATTGCCGCAAAATATCAGGACGCTGGTGCAGATCTATTCCATCGGGTTTCCGCAATATCGCCCAAGTACAACGCCGAAGCCTGCGACCGCAAGTACCGAGCCTTGTGCCAAACTCGTGGCAACACCGTGTCCTTCGCATCGTTTATGTGGCTCGCCAAGAATGCGGGTGTAGAGATCCAAACGCCTGAAACCAAGCACATCGTATCCACCGCCAAGTCGCACCGTATGCGTGTGGGAACCAACGGCGGCCCAAAGGATATTGCCGCCGCAACGGAAACGGCAGTCAGGATCCTTCGAGAGATTGACCAAATAAACATTGAGCAGGTAGAGGAAATCGTTGCCCACACCATGCAACTGGATGGCGATGAACTTAAGTCTGCCGCAACCGAAGATTCTCCCATTAAGCAGATAAAAGCGTACCTGCGATCCTATGACCTGCGGCGTAATGCCGTGACCAGAAACATTGAACTAAACGGCTTACCCATCAACGACACTGATCTCAACAACATCTATGTGGCGTGTTTGGAGAATTTTGGCAAAAAGGAGGTATCCATGCAGCTGGTTAACGCTATCGTGGATTCCGATTTTGTGCCAACTTACAATCCATTCTTGGAGTTCTTTGCAAAAAACGCACATCGCCAACCCACTGGATGCATTGAAGCCCTGACCAACACCATCACCAGCCATACCCAAGAGCATCAGTTCATCCAACTCTGCATCCTTAAATGGTATTGCTCCGTGGTTGCAAGTATGCAAGGCGAGTACTCCCTTGCAATCTTGGTGCTTTGCGGTGATCAAGGTATCGGCAAAACCAACTTCTTTCGTCACCTGCTCCCTGCTGAACTGCGACCATACTATGCCGAATCCAAACTGGATGCTGGCAAGGATGACGAAATCCTCATGTGCAAGAAGATTATCCTGTGCGATGACGAGTTCGGCGGCAAATCCAAGCAGGAGGCCAAGAAGCTTAAGGAACTATCTTCCAAACAGACGTTCAGCATCCGCAAGCCTTATGGCCGTGTCCACGAGGATCTAAATCGCTACGCCGTGCTATGCGGCACGTCCAACGATGAGGAAGTTATCAATGACCCAACAGGAAACAGGAGGATCCTGCCAGTAGTGATCGCAGATATTGACTGGGATGCCTACGAAGCAATCGACAAAACCGACCTTCTCATGGAAGCCTACCATTTAGTGCAGAAACTTGGCGCAGACGCTTGGCAGTTAAACAAGGCCGAAATTGGGATCTTGAATAAGCATACCCAACTGAACGTCCAGCCTGCCGTTGAAAAGGAACTATTCTTTAAGCTATTCCGCATTGCTACCGATGAGCAGGATCTCGAAGGCAAGTGGCTGACCAACTCCGAGATCAAAGACATCATCGAAACTTATTCCAAGCAAAAAGTTTCCGCACACAAACTTGGGGCGATCCTAAAGTCGCTTGGATGCAAAAAAGTATGCCGAAGGGAGCGGAATTTCCTTGGATGCTATTTTGTAGTCAGATTATTCGAAAAAAGTGACTACGCCCAAACGCCTAATAATAAGGCAGTTCCGTTTTAAGTAGTCAGTGTAGGCAGTTTTTTATGCAATTTCCTTTAGGCAATATATACGAGCGTGTGCGTGTGCGTGTGTGTGTACTATATATACTCATAAGAAAAAAAGTAACTACAAGTGACTACACTGACTACAACCGCCTCCACGCTATCAGGAAGGCCGTTTTTTGTAGTCACTTCTCAAAATTCAAAGTGACTACAAGTGACTACGCTTAGACCCTACCAAACCAAAGCTATTGACCTGATGCGGACAAGTATCGCCGAGGGCAAGAAGCGAATCATCCTCTGCGCTCCCACTGGAAGCGGAAAGACCGTTATGTTCACCTACATGGTGGCCTCCGCCCTGCAACGAGGCAAACGGTGCATGATCTTCACCGATCGGGCAGAACTGCTGAAACAATCCAACGGTGCGCTTGACCAGTTCGGGATCGTGCCGACATTGATCGAGGCAGGCAAGACCCGATTGGATGTATCGGGATCATGTTTCATAGCCATGGCGCAGACCTATTCCCGCCGCAAGAACAACGCTGACTACGCCGATCTCATGGCGGGGATGGACTTGATCATCATTGACGAAGCCCACAAGCAGACCTTCAACCCACTGCTGCCCTACATCAACCCCAACGCCGTAGTCATCGGGGCCACGGCAACGCCCCTGCGCCGTGGGAACCAAGAGTGCCTCTCCAAGTTCTACCAAGCCCTGCACAACCCTGTGCAGGTTCAAGAACTGATTGACCAAGGATTCTTGGCAAGCCCCCTGACCTACGGCATGACCATGGACTTGTCGGGCATCCGCATGAAGGGCAATGACTACGACACCGAGCAGATGGCTTCGGTGTACTCCAAGCGCAAGGTGTTTGATGGCGTTGTCCAAAATTACGGCAGGCATTGCAGGGGCAAGAAGGCAATCTTGTTTGCCAGCAACATCGCATCGAGCAAGGAGGTCTGCAATGCTTTGCAGATTGCAGGGCATAACGCTCGCCACGTTGATGGCGACATGGGCAAGCAAGAGCGGGCCGCCGTGCTGGATTGGTTCAAGCACACGCCTGATGCTATCCTGTGCAACTGCGACTTAATGACCACAGGCTTTGACGAGCCAACCATTGAGGTGGTTATCCTATACCGAGCAACTGCAAGCCTGCCCCTGTATATGCAGATGGTGGGGCGTGGTTCCCGTGTAACCGCAACCAAGCGAGAGTTCACCATCCTCGACTTCGGCAACAACGTCAACCACCATGGGTTTTGGGATGCGAGGCGTGATTGGTCGCTGAAGAAAAAGCGCAAGCGCAAGTCCGATGGCGTTGGCGGAGCGAAGAACTGCAAGGCTTGCGATGCTCTCATTCCTGTTGCCGTGATGGTTTGCCCGCATTGCAAGTACGAGTACGAGCGCAAACCCCAAGAGCGTGCCGAAACCGTTACCTTGCACCTGATGACTAAGGCCCAAGGGATGGAAGCGGCTAAGACCAGCACGATGTACCAAAAGGCACAACTTGCGAAAGCCAAGGTAATTTCGCCTTATTGGGTGCTGCACACCCAGTGCAAGACCAAAGAAGAAGCCCTGCAATTTATATCCTTCATGGGATGGAAGGCAGGATGGGTGTACCACAACAAAGACCGATTCAAAATCCTACAATAATGAGCGAGTTTAAGATTCAAGCCGAATGCTTCCAATGGCATTGGAACAACTTCCCCGACCAGCGTGGTCGATTGTTTACTGTAAACAACAACGCACCGTCTGCCTATGCAGGAAGTGTGATGAAGGCCATGGGCGTGGTTGCAGGGGTCAGTGATATGATTTGGTTATCGTCTAAGGGAGCCGTGTTCTTGGAGTTCAAGGACGAGCGTGGCCGCCAATCCCTCTCCCAAAAGTGGTGGCAGGGGGTCGTGGAGGCAGTTGACTACAAGTACGTAGTCATCCGAAGCCTTGAGGATTTCCAACGGATGTTGGCTGAATGTTCCTAATTTGTGTATATCTTCGCATTACTAAACCCAACCCCATGAAACCAACCCCCACCGATTTTCGCCGCTGGCAACTGCACATCCGCAAGGCTTGTGCCACCTGCCTCACCCCCGACCATGCCGAAACCATTTCCCCCTTTCGGGTAAATTGGGTACTGCTTGGCCATGTCCTTAATGCTAAAAAATCCTAAGCCATGGAATGGACACGCCTAACCCCTGAAACCATGCCCGACAAAATGGAGGAGGTCTTCATCGCCTTGCACGATGGCAACTACGCTGTGGCTTGGCTCGTTGGCACGCAAACGCAAACCTTCACCAACATCCACAGGGATGTGTGGTACACGCACGAGGTCAGCCATTGGATGTACCCAAACGCCCCGAAGGCATGACCACAAGCGTAATTTACCACATGATACAGGAAGTGGCCCAAATCTTCGACACCACGCCCAGTGCCATCGTTTCGGTGAACCGCAAAAGAAAGAACGTCCTCGCACGCAATATGGTAGCCGACATTGCCTACTCGGAGTTTTTGTTTACTTACAGCGAAATAGGCGGCATTCTCAAGCGAACTCATTCCACCCTCATCAAGAACACCCTTATGTATTCAAGCGATTTGCGAGCAAGACCCGAATTAAAACTCATCCGAAAAAAAGTTTTACACAATGCAAAGGATTACTTGCGACATCTTTATGATGACTATATTTGTGATTAAGTGCTACTTAGGTAGTCGGTCAGCACCCCGATAAGAGGCAAGACCGTGAGATTCGGCTAAGGGTCAGCGTAACTGCTGGCCCTTTTTTTTGCAATATCTTTGCGCATGGCATCAGCGGAGCAAATAATCCTCGACCTCCACCGCAGTGGAGAAATCCGCAAGGCTTGCCTGACCATCACAGGCGGCGACCCGCTTTGGCGGGATTTGGAACAAGAGTGCGTGCTAATCCTATTGGAGAAAGACCCCGACAAAATCATGCAAATCCACGGTCAGGGTTACTTCAAGTTCTACGTTGTCCGCCTACTCCTAAATCTCTACCGAGGCAAAAACAACCAGTTTGCGCAGAAATACAGGCACCACGACACAACCGAAGAAATAGACCCAAACGCCGATATGACACACGAGGAATACAATTCTTTAATGGACGATATGTGGGCCATCGCCGAAGCGGAGATGGATTCATGGGCCAAGGAGGGGGCGTTCCCCTATGACAAGGAACTGCTGAAGCTTCACATGGCTACGGGCAACATGAAGAAGTTGAGCCGAGAAACAGGCATCCCCTACCGTAGCGTGATATACTCAATCGAACAAGCCAAGGCCAAAATCAAGGCCGCAATCCTTATGAACCATGGAACTGATACTCCCGCTCCTCGTCAGTAGCCTCGCAGCTCTTGCCATTGCCGAGTACCACGTCTTGCCTCAATGGTGGTATCGCACTTGGTTCGCCAAGCACAAGCCATTCAGCTGCGTGACCTGCCTATCGTTTTGGATTGGGTTCACGGTTGACATCACAAACTGTGACTTTATTCCGTACGCAATCCTGTACGGCCTTGCCTCGGCAGGGCTGACCGTTGTCATCCTCCAAGTCACCAACCGATGACCCAAGACGAGTACATCCTTGCCGAAAAGCACCGCCATTATTGGGAGCAGTACCAAGCCTCCCTGTTCATGCGACTATCCCCCGAAGCGGTTGGCGACTTGCAGACCATCCTCGTTGCCCATGGCCGACCCAATACAAATTGGTGGTGTGCCGACTGCGTAAAATCGGCGCTTCAATACATTTACGAACAGGCGGACATCTTCGCCCAAAACAACCAGCAGACCGTTACCCATGCCCTTACCAATACCAACAAGCAATGAAACCAGCGACCAGTTCCTTGGTCGTTGTATGTCCAACGCCAACACCACAGCAGAGTTCCCCGATGCCCAGCAACGCCTTGCCGTTTGTGGCAACCTTTGGGCTAACCATAAGCGTCAGGCCTTTGAATCCTATGCCGACTACGGCGAAGGGGTCAGGAACAACGCCAAGCGGGGGATTGAACTCAACGAGCGGAACGGCAACAAGTGTGCTACCCAAACTGGCAAGGTCAGGGCGCAGCAGCTTGCAGATGGCGAGGCAATATCCCTTGAAACCATCAAGCGTATGCATTCCTACCTCAGCCGTGCAGAAACGTACTACGACAACGCAGATTCCAATTCCGACTGCGGGTACATCAGTTACCTCCTTTGGGGTGGCAAAGCGGCCCTTGGCTGGTCACGCAACAAACTCCGAGAACTTGGCGAACTCGACTAAGATACCGCCCAGCAATGACGAGCAGGTGCAGGCTCGCATGGATTCGCTGATGATGGTAATCACCACATTGTGCGACTGCATTGGTGCGGTCGATGAATCCAATGCTCCAAATACCTATGCCGTGAAGATGAAGATTGTGGACAAAATTGACGCACTCATTGACAAAATAGAATACTGATGGAACGAGGAAGGCCACGGGTATTTGAAACCCCCGAAGACCTTGGGAAAGCATGGGCCGCATTCAAAGAGGATGTCAAGGCTCAAGGCGAACAATGGAAGCGGGTGCAGTATGTCGGCAAGGATGGAATCAAGAAAGAAGATGCCTGCAAAGTGCCGCTGACCCTTGAGGGATTCAAGCGGTTTTGTCGCAATAATTACGGGGAGGTTCAGCACTATTTTGACAATACTGGCGATGCTTACGAGGATTTTTGTGTCATCTGCCGTGCGATTCGGGAAGAGATAAGGGAAGACCAAATCATTGGCGGCCTGCTATCGTTCTACAACCCATCCATCACGCAACGCCTTAACAACTTGGTGGACAAGCAGGAGAATACGGTTCACATCGAGCAACCCCTGTTCGGGGATGGAGTTTAAGTACACCACAGCCATCAAGAAGATTCGGGCCATGAAGGCTCGAAAGAAGGTCATACAAGGCGGCACGTCTGCATCCAAGACCTTCGGCATCCTTGCGGTTCTCATCGACCACGCCGCCAAGCATCCCAAGTCCGAGATTTCGGTGGTGTCGGAATCCGTGCCTCACCTACGGAGGGGAGCCATCAAGGACTTCGCCAAGATTATGCAATGGACGGGAAGGTGGGTTCCTGACCGCTGGAACAAAACCCTGCTGCAATACAACTTTGCCAATGGGTCCACGATTGAGTTCTTTTCGGCTGATTCCGAGGCTCGCCTGAGGGGAGCAAGGCGGCAGGTACTCTACATCAACGAGGCCAACAACATCGACTTCGATTCGTACTACCAGCTCGCAATCAGGACATCGCAGGAGATATACATTGACTTCAACCCAACGCATGAGTTTTGGGCGCACACCGAAGTCCTGCCCGAAGCGGATGCGGAGTTCCTGATTCTTACCTATCAGGATAACGAAGCCCTGCCCGATACAATTCGCAACGACATCGAACTGAACCAAGCCAAGGCAGAGCATTCGGCCTATTGGGCCAACTGGTGGAAGGTCTACGGCCTCGGTCAAGTCGGAACGCTACAGGGTGCGATATACGGCGACTTCTCGGTAGTTGAGGGCATAGACCCATCCACAATGAAATTCGTTGCCTACGGCCTCGACTGGGGCTTCAGCAGCGACCCTACGGCATTGGTCGCTGTGTACCGCAGGGGGGATGACCTTTTCGTGCATGAACTCCTGTACAACCGTGGCCTCACCAACTCGGACATCGCCGCCAAGTTGAAGGAGTTCGGCATAACAAGAGCGTGGGAGATTGTGGCTGATTCGGCAGAACCCAAGAGCATCGAGGAGATATACCGCATGGGCTTTAACATCAAGCCAGCGAGCAAAGGCCCTGATTCTATCCGCCAAGGCATTGACGTGGTAAAGCGGTTTAACCTGCACGTCACCAAGGATTCCACCAACCTGATAAAAGAACTCCGCTCCTACACATGGGCGACCGACAAGGAGGGCAAGGACACGGGAGTGCCGATAGATTCGTTCAACCACGCCTGCGATGCCCTGCGCTATGTGGCACTCAACAAACTCGCAGTCAACAATTCGGGGAAGTACTTGGTGGTTTAACTTTGTGGCATGAAACTTATCCACTACTACCACATCTACTGCGGAGGCGGCGGCCAATGGCAACTCATCCTCAACCAGCACATGATGGCCCTGTGCAATTACGGCCTCATCGAGCAGTTGGACGAGATTCGGGTTGGTATCGTTGGGCCACCTGACCAGCGCAAGGCCGTCAAGGAAATCTTGGAGGGTTCGCTCATCGCACCCAAGGTCAAGGTGGTGGTCACTCGCACAACCGCATGGGAGCAGGCAACCCTCACCGAGATGTACAAAGCCTCCCATGACGAGGATGCGGCCTACCTCTACGCCCATACCAAGGGGTCAGCAAATCCATCGCTTGTCGCACAGCTGTGGGGTCGCAGCATGATATTCTTCAACATCGTGGCATGGGAGCGAAGCCTTGCTGAATTGCAGAACGTGGATGCGGTTGGATGTCATTGGCTGACCAAGGAGGAGTTCCCACACATCGCAGACCACAACAACCCTGAAGGCTATCCGTACTTTGGCGGTAACTTTTGGTGGGCGAAGTCGAGCCACATCCGCAAACTTGGTGAGCCACAACGTGACCAGCGTTATCAAGGGGAGCATTGGATTGGCAAGGCCGAGGGCATGACGGTCTATGATTCCAACAAGGGATGGCCCGAACCAAGTAAGTTCGTCATCACATTCTAACCATGTATCAACTACTTCCAACATACCGACCTATCCAAGGCATTGAGATTGGCCTTTGGGAAGGTGTCAACGCAGTCCGACTGCTGACACAGTTCCCGAACCTGCACCTCACGGGCATAGACCCATTTGAGGGTTATGACGATTGGCATGGCCACATCCCTGCCAATTCCATGCAAGCAAGGGAAGGCATTACCATGCGAGCCTTGGAACCGTTTGCTGACCGATTCACGCACATCAAACGCTACTCGGATGCGGCCCTTGAACTGCTACCCGATCAAGGCTTTGACTTCGTGTACGTTGACGGCGACCATTCCCACAAGTGGGCCTTGCATGACATCACCAATTATTGGAAGAAGGTTAGATTGGGGGGTATTCTTTGCGGCCATGACCGTTCCATTGCAGGCGTTGCTCAAGCCCTTGCCGAGTTCGGCCATGAGTTCACGCCAACCGAGGAACCGCAGGGCGATTCTTGGTATATCATTAAGCCATGAAACTGCTTGCCAATATAGCCTACCATCACCACCCCGACAGGGTGGA